TAGCAGGAAAGATAGTTTGTACTTTTGGATAACGATATTTGAGTATCTGTTCAATCGCGGTTTCTTTTGCCGTTCCATCTTCAATGAAGAACTCATGGTTCGTGAACTTAGCCCTAGCGAGAATGAGGCTACGGTCTGAACCTTTGATAGAAATTTTTACACCTTGGGCGGTCTCGGTAATATCAACTGAAGTGATAACAAAGACTCCAAGGGGAACTAATTCTTCAGTTCCATCTGCGAATACAACTCCGCGATATATTTTGACTTCTCGGTTGTAAGGGAGCAAAACTGAGGAAATGTTATTGGTTGGAACTAAAGTTCCATCTTTATCGACAAACTCAAGAGAACATTCACGGCGGATTGAACGACGGTTATCAATGGTAACTTCTCCAGCAATCGGTTGTGCCTCGCTAAGAATGGTTCCGTTTGCCATATCGTAAATCTCAATCTTGACTTTACTTACATGAGATTTCCGAACCGTTGATTTGAAGTCCTCGGAAACTGGATACATTATGGTTGCTCTACCTCGAAGTAGGTAACTTTGATTCGACGAATCAATTCATCAATCGGTCCTGATTCTGTCCAGGTGCGTTCAACAAATCGAACATATTTCTGACGACCAAGCGGGTCATGGACATGAAGAGTCCCTTGATAAGTTAGAACGGGATAAAGGTCATCCCACTCAGCAGAACCTTTTGTTACAAATTCATAAGTTCCATCAATGCCATAAATGGACTGAGCCACAACAATAGTCTTGGAACCACCAAGCGGCTTGAATACTCCATAAGATTCAACAATCGTATTGTTCAAAGGTTGGAGAACATTGATACCAGTAACTTGAATTGTTGGGTCCTCGGGAGCGGTGAAAGACCATAGAGCGGGATTATCAATTTGAATCGGCTCGGTGGTTGTATAACCCGATGAAATAGTTGCCATCAGATGTCAGCCCTCGCTTTCGCTCTGTATCGAACTGTCGCATCAAGAGGAACTTCGTAGTCATTGATTTCAGCAATCTGTGAACTGTCAGCGCTTACTGGAGAATTACGAACTGCCGTGTAAGTGACTCCATCGCTAGAGCGCTCGACATCAAACATAAAGTTACTGAAACCTCCGCGAGTCCAAGTAGCAGTATCTCCTGAGTGGAAAGCAATCTTGTCTACATAGTGAACTTCACCTGAACCAGCACTTGTAATCTTTACAAAGACTTGAGCGTGTGTTGCCGTTGGAGGCGCCACAACTGTTGCTGTTGCTGTGACCCAGGCAGAACTCGTCGAAGAGACTCCAGTTCCATAAGTTGTGGAGATTGTTGCTCCGCTGGTATTGAGATAACGAATACCAACTTGAGCGGTACGAGATGTTGTACCAGCGCGGAAATCAGCAATAGCCGAAAACTCTTGGTTTGCTGTTACGGTGAACTTGGTTGCGGTAGTTGTGGATGCTGTCATGTCTCCGCTGGCACTCGCTGTAAGTTCAAGTGATGCGCTACCGCTTGAGGCTTGGGCAGTCGAGCGAGCAATCGCGCAGTTTGATACTGCCGCCCATCCAGTTGTATTTGTTTCAATCGATGCTTGATTAGCCGATAAAGCATTTGTTCTACCAAAGACTGTAACTGTCACGGCTCCGATATTGGAATCATAGAAAGCCGATAGCAATGGTGTGGCTGGAGCATCGACATCAATAGTGAATTGGCTATATGCCCAATCGCTAAAGTAATTTGAACCATTGACTAATTGAGCAACTCGAACATAAGCGCGATAAGTTGTTCCGTCGGCAAGGTCAGCCTCGAGAGTTTGACCATCGTTGCTTGATGCGACTACGCCTGTTTCAACTGTTGGAGTTGAAGTGTCAGCACTAAAACTTCCACCGCTGTAAGTGGTTGAGTCAAAGACTTTTATTTCATACGCGCTCTGTGGGTCACCATCAGCATCGGCATAAGTCCAGGTAACTGAAGGAAAAGTTGTATCTGTAACCGTTCCGCTTGGCGCTGTAACTGTGACTGTTGGTTGGGCAGTAGTTACAACATCAATATAAAGTTCATAGAGATTGGCACGGTCACCGCTTGTTGTTGCGTTATCTGAAAACTTCACAACAAGATTGTCAATAGCAGTTTGAGTCCAAGCCGCACCTGTTGGTGAAGCAGTCAATTTCAAAGCGGTATCGACCTCAGCAAGAGCAAAAGTATTTTGTTTGGTATAAGGAACTGAGTAACTCACGGTGCGACCATTACGGTCAGAAATAACTCCAAGGCTTAGTTGAGCGTTGCCTGAAGTTCCGACACTAATGCGAGCGCGTAAATTTACATAAACAATTCTTTCGGTTGCCGCTAGAGCCTGTGTGCCGAACTCCGCTTCATAAGAGGCGGGGGCTGTGGTGCTGGTGCGGGTAATGTAAGTCGTATCGCTACTGTCTGCTAGAGCGGCGTGGACTGAGCCTGAACCGCCTGAGATAGTAAAAGCAGAAGCATTGTTCCAGTTAGCGTTAGGGCGAAGTGTGTAGGTAGCCATTATCTGTTAGCCAACTCCTTTGCCAAGATTGCGAATGTCTCTTGAATTCTTTGGGTAATGATGTCAGCCTTCTCATCAGCGCTTGTAGCCGCGCTGGTATCGACATTGACAACGAAAGCACCTTGTTCAATCGTAATGTTGTTTCCAGCAATACCGCGAGTAGCAAGAGCGGCATCTGTAACTTCAGCAAGTTTCATTTGAGCGCCAGCAATCTTTTGTCCGAAGGCGGCTTCAGAACCGTACATACCGATTGCGGCACCTGTGAAACTAATCTGTTTTTGAAGTTCATTGATTTGAGCAATCGCCTCTGCTCCACCACCAAGAATGGAAGCGGCAAGTTGGGCGCCCTTGATTGGACCTTCTTCAACTAAATCTTGGATTGCTTTCGCATCAAGTCCAAGTCCCTGAAGAGTGAGAATCTGATTAGCGAACTGTTGGCTCTTGTCCAAACGCATCCGCATATTTTCAATAAGCGACTTTGCCTTCGGAATGAATCCGTCGGGTAACTCAACACCCTTTAGACCAGCAAAACTTAGAATTGTGTCTTTGAGTGAATCTGCGAATTGTTTTGCCGCATCTTGTAAGTCTTGAAGAACATCTCGCATTGAATCGATGCCAGCGGTCATGGCTTCACGAATCTTCTTCATCAAGTCAGCCTGAGCCTGAACTGCGTCAGCCGAATCTTCCGTTGCGCCATTGGTCTTGGCTAACTCTTCAGCCTTCTTGCGTTCTTCCTCGAGAATGTCACCAAAGCCAAGACCCTCTTTCAACTTATCAGCAAGTGAACCAAAAGCATCTGTCATCTTGCCAAGAACATTTCCTGAAGTAAATGATTTGACTGCCGCCGCGAATGAAAGAACTTTCTCTCCCGCCGCTAGGCTCAACTCACTCAAGTTTTCAACTAGGAATTTACCAACTTCAACATTCTTGAGACCCTCCATCACATTGACTAATTTCTCAAGTTGTGGGATTGCGAAATCCACAACACTCTCAACCATGTCGCCAAGAATGTCGCCGACTTCAAGTTCTTTTAGGCTTGCTACAAATCCGCCAACTTTGCTCACAGCGCCACCAATCATCTTGGAAGCATCTGAAAGTAACTGAACTAACTCTGTTCCCAATTTGATGTCGCCAGCCTCAATGACTGTCTCTCCTGCTTTTTTGACAAAACCGCCAATTCCTGTCAAGGCATCACTTATAGCCTGGACCAATCCTTCAGCAATCGGAACTTTTGTAACTTCAAGAATAGTGTCGCCAATGCGTTTTGAAGTGTCGCCAATTTTTTTCAATCCGCCTGAGATGAAATTGACAAGTTCAGTTCCAAATTCTCTTTCTTTCAAACCACTAGCGCTCTTACTCACCGCTACTAAAGAACCTTGTACTTTTTCTAATTTATTGATTATGGCGCCTAATGCTCCATCGGATATAACTTGTTTAGTGGCGTTTGTTATGGATGTCGCAAACGACCTCAATGGTTTTGCGGCATTGCCAAGAGTGGTTTCAATCGTAGAGCCAAAACTTGTAATCTTTGCGGCGGCGGCATCTAATGGAGCGGCTAATGCGGCACCGATTTTTGGAATTAGTCGGAGACCATCAGCGGCTTGCTTGATAAAATCAGCAACACCCTTAGCCGCATCTTTGAAAAAAGCACCAATTTTTTCAAGCAACATGGCTAGGAAATTTGGTACTGCGGCAAGAGCCTTGCCAACTCCTTCAGCAAAGTTATTGAATAAATCAATACCTGCTTGTAATGTTTCTCTATTTCCCTTGAGCCATGAAACTAAGGCACCAACAAGTTTTGCTAAGAAACCGCTTACTTTTTCAACGAGGGTAAAATAAACCTCAGCAATAAAGTTGATAACTTTTGCTATGCCTTTTCCTACAAAAGAATTGCTATCTAATAAATCACCAAGGAATCCGATAAAGGTGCCAATGAACTTGAAGATACCGCCAAACACCGTAGCAAAAGCATCAATCAAGAAATCAAGAATTTTGGCAATCGTCATTCCAACAATGTTGTTTGTATCGAGCAACATACCAAGGAACTCAATGAACATTCCAATGAACTTGATGATGCCACCAATGACGGTTGCGAAAGATTTCCAAAGGAAGTCAAGAATCATTCCAATGACTTTACCTACAATTCCATGAGTATCTAGCAACATACCTAGACCCTCGAGGAAGAAGCCAATGAACTTGAGGATGCCTCCGATAACAACAGCGAAGGCTTTGAATACAAAATTGAGTACGGCACGAACTACTTTGCCAAAAGCGGTTTGTCCGCTAGTGACATAACGCAAAGCACTCAATAGCATAATGAGTGTTTTGATAACACCTTGGATAGCGGTCAGCGTGGTTGTGTAAATAAACTGGAACACGGTAATCATGGTTTGCCCGAATGATGTAGCGGGTGAGATAGCCGAACCGAAAGCAATGAGTAGGTTGCCCAACCCAGTCAATATCCAAGAAAGAGCGGTTCCGACGGCTTGAGCAACTGTATTGAAAGCAGTTGTTACGGCATTACGGAAAGTCTCGGAGTTTTGCCATGCGTAAACAAAGGCGGCTACTAAAGCCACAAGTCCAGCAACCAATAGGAAAGTTGTGCTAGTAACAATGGCTATGGCTCGAGCCAAAAATAGTTTGGCGCTTGCTAATAAATTAGTTTGAACAGTCAATAATTTCAAGCGAATCTGAAGAGCAACATATCCAGCCACCAATGCCAAGACAGCCGTGGCAACAATATACAGAATTGTTTTATGAGCCTGGAAAAATCTTGTAGTGCGTTCAATCGCGGAAGCAACGATATTGATTGCTTTAGCAAAGACCATTACCGCAACAGCCAATACTTTTGAGAATCCATCCGCAACCTTGCGGACTACATCAAGTAAAGGACGAAGGGCGTTCAATAATCTGCCCATGGCAGTTTGAACTTGGGTTGAAGTCATAGCCATCGCCACAAATCCAGCCGCAACTGGATTGAGCATTTTCAAAAGATTTCCAAAAATAGGAATGTTGGCAAAGACGGCTTGACCTGCTCTTGTCGCAAAAGCAGTTCCAAAACCAGCAATAATTGGCAAAATCATTTCAAACTTGCCAGCAAGGTCATTTACTTTAGTGCCAGTCAAATCCATGCCCTCAATAAAATCGCTGAACTTATCAATCGCGGTTGCGATAGGG